TCAAGAATGACTTTTTTCCTTTCAGGTGAAGTTCCTTTCTTGATCAATTCCCACCTCAAGTCAGATTCCTTTTCAGAAATGGTTGATTTTCTGGTGATTGAACCTTTTCCACCATGCCATTCGAGACCGGATGTGTGTTTACTCATCACAACAAACCAATTGTTGATATAATCACATCACGATTTTCTTTCAAAGTTTCCACAAATTTGTCATCAACTGTGTTGTCTGATTTATGTACCAAGTCTTCACTGACCTTGATAATGAAATCAAAAACCATCGGAACAGCGAATTTCAGTATATATTTAAGTATTGGGTTCATTTGTTCATTCCTCGCGTTTGTAAAATAATTTGTCACCAAGCAATCTTTTCATTTTTCTGTTGATGTGTCTTGTCATTCTTTTGTGATCAAGAAAGATGTGTACATTTTCAACTTCCTCGATTTTTTCATACATTCTCATCAATTTTGTAAATTTGTAATCTGTCAAATCGGAGAAATCAATTCTTTCGCACATCTCGCCATTTGTTGATTCAACTACGACGCGTTTGACAAAAATGACGGGTATTTGTTTTGGAGTAGCAACTTCATTCAACATTCCCACAAGTGGACCGTTGTATTCTTCTTCAAAACAAAATTTTAACATGTCAATATCTCCACATTACGTTTTTTGGAAATGCTGGAGAATCAATTGTATCCAGATGAATAAAATTGTCTGCATACCCAATTCTTGTGAAACCCATATCGAACGCAAGTTTCAACATTTGAAATCGATCACTTGATGTACTACAGAACAAATCCACAGCACATCCTTTTGTGTGAGCACCTTTCAATGCTTTCTTTGCTTCAACTGGATGTAATGGACACCTAATGAATGAAGTGACTGTTAAAGGTCTCCCAATCTTTTCTCGATATTGATTCAATTTCATAAGAAAGTCTTTGTCGAGAAGATCGAGTCTCCCGTCACATTTCCCACACTTACATTTGATCTCGTTTTCGCTGAAATGATTCATAATTTCTCCAATGTTTTCAATGATTTACAGAAAATCATCGTTTTCCTTCATTTTCACACAAATTGGGCTGTACATACCCCAATCCCAGTGATTTTTCATGATTTTCTCTGTTGTAACCTATTGATTTTATTGGAGATTTTTTCATGAAAAACTGTGTTTTTCGTCTTCCCACGAGTTTTAAGTTATCTTTTCTCATTATGCTGATGCAATGTACATGCCATTGGCTGAAACTGAATTACTGGAAACATTACACCCACCAGTTCCTGTGTTTGACTGTACAATCCCAGCTTGTGTGATGTATAAGTCAGTTGCAGTCGTTGTTGCACCATCTTTCCTGAAATCACAATTTGAAAGGATTGTGTTACCAGCTGCACACGAAATCCCATACACTGAACCTCTGAAATCACAATCAACTGCGGTTAATTTACCACCCGACAATGCATAAGCAGCAACATCGTCACCATCAAGAAAGCAATTGTAGCAGTATATTGATCCATTGTACACAGCATACACAGCAGAAGAATTTCCTGATGTTTGAGTGCTGTTTAATATCGTCATTTTGCTTCCTGAACCAACGCTGACAAATAATCTTGCTGATGAGATATATGAATCATGAAAAGATTGTTCAATGATAGGGAATTTCCCACAATTGACAACACCAAAAACCGGAATTGCTGTTGTCAATTGTATGGTTTGTGAGAACCCACTTGAGTTGACAGTTGTTGTTGCATCCGAACCAGTGATTGTTATCCACGACAAATCAATTGAATCAACAATAGTTTGTTGTGAATGAACATAACCTGCTTTCAAATTTAATGTTAATCTCGGTGATACACCGCCTGTCATGATTGGAGTCAAGGTTGAATAATGAGCAAGTGCATCATTCAAAGTTGTAAAAGTCTCTCCGGATCCAACTTGAACAGTTGAAGTTCCTGTGAAACCACGTAAGTAATCAGTGGTTAATTCATCCATTGCACCTTCAAGTGTTGTGGCAACCATTCCAGAAATTGTATTGTCAAAGTTGTAGTCAACTGCACTTGTTCCGGTGGTTGATGGTTGAAGTAACAAGAATTTACCATCGTCATCACCAACCCATGTACCTGATGTTGTGAATGGTACTTGTGCAGGATCAGCAAAATATACAACACCTGTTCTGTTGACAGTTCTATATCCAGTTGTGCAACTTATACCACCAGCATACGCAATTGGTCCGTTGTATTCTGCTTGTTCTCTCAAAGCATAAATTGTCGGGTATGTCTTACCACCAGATGATACTGCACTGGCAGCAGTTGATGTTGCCACTTCTTCGATGAATGCAAGATCCTCAATTGTTTGTGCAATATCAGTAAGTGTTGGGCCTGCCATTAGATAACCCCTGCCATTTTCAGTGTTCCAAAAAGAACCACTGCTTGTATTAATGTGTTAACCAACATGTTCATCCCTGCTGAAAATGCTTTATCTTTCATGTCAACCGCCTTCGCAATTGCGTTTTCTGTTTTTAACTGGTCAAGTTTGTTGTTTACTTGATCCAACCTATCCATCACCAATGTTCTTGTTGACAAAAGATCATTTTCCAGTTTTGAATACCCGCCTTCTAATGTCTTAACTCGATACTCCAGTTCCTGCACGGAAAACTTTAATTCTTCAATGTCATCGTACATGATACTATTTTCAATATCCTTATCCAATTATCAATCCCCCTGCGTTTATTGTATTTTTTGTTGCCAACGTGTTTGATGTACCATAAGAAACACCACCTGTTGTGGAGCTTAATTGGATTATACCAGCTGCTGTTACATTCATATCAGTTCTTTGATCTGTAGATCCATTTTTTCTGCATGAACATGAAGTTAAAGACACTTTTCCTCCATTTGCAGCAGTGACACCGTATGTTGTACAAAGTGTGATGTTTGTTGAAACACATTGAATTGTTGAGCCATATTGTGATTTGACACCAATCACATTCTCTGTTAAATCTGCAGAAGCAACATAAATTGAAGAATTCTTTGTTGCAAAAACCCCGTATTTTCCACTGTTGACCCCAAAATTTGAGCCTGTACTACATTGTGATCCTGTTGTACACAAAACACCTGATATGCCTGTGTTGGATACATCAATTGTGAAGTTGATGAATGGTAAAACTGCACCATTTTTTCCAGAGAAAATCGGTTTTTCACTTTCAACTGTGGTTGTGATTGAAGCTGGAGTGATTGAAACAGTTGCGTCAGTTGAAGTGATTGTGACAAATCCCAAATCAATTGCATCTAGAATAATCTGTTCAGCAATGACGAAACCTGTTTTTAAATTGAGGGTAACACGAACAGCAGTGTTGATATATTCGGGAACTCTCCTTGACATTGCAGTTAATGCTTCGTTCAATGTTGTGAATGAACCCCCTGAACCTACTTGATATGTTACATCCGAAGATTGTATTGTTTGTGTTTTTTCAACAATTTCGTCAACAGCATCTTTCACATTTGTTGATGTTATTGGTGAAACTGGGGTGTATGATAGATATTGTGCGTCAAGAGCACCTGTGTTTATGAGTGTGAATTTTGAGGAATCAGTGGCAAAAGATGCAGTTGTTGTGAATGGAATACTATCAATTCTCGGTGCGTATTGGAACCCATTGTATGTGACGGTTTTTAACAGATCTGAACTTGTGAAAGATATACCTGCTGCATGTGCAATTGGGGCCAGATATGAAACTTTTCTCAGTCTCCCGATTAATGTGTCAACTGAGTCTCCATTTCTGTTCAATACTGAATCAGCATTTGTCCCAACCATTGCCACTTTCTCAATTGTTTGGAGATCAAGTGCCAAATTGTCTAAATCTTCTTGTGTCACTGCCATATCTATTTCCCTTGTAAATCTTCGTGTTGTCTACCTAATATTTATGCTTTTCGATTCTGATTGAGCATCAAGCAAAGCCAGAATCAAATCCCTCGTCGAAAGCATCTGGTATAATTGAACTGTCACCCAAATAGTAATCCTGTGTGAAGTTTATTGCCTCCACAACAATTGCATTTTGATCGCCGATGTCAATTGAAGTGGCAATCCATTTCTCTGCATCCTTTGTTTCGTCATTACCAAAACTGAATTCTGTTCCACGTTGATAATTGTCGGCAACAATAATGTCAAATGACGGCAAATATTTTAACCTGACAATGTTTGATGAACTGCCTGCAGTCACTGGTATATTCTCAACAGATCCGTCAGGAAGTTTCAATGTTATACTGTGTACACCAGAACCAAATTCTACATCTTGTGACAATGTCAGGTTCAATCCGTTTTGGGAAACACCAATAACTTCACCATCAGCAGTATTTGTTCTTGTTCCTTTCACTGCATAGAACACATCATTTGGTTTCAAGAATCTTGCATCAGGTGTCAATGTGAATTCAGCACCCATCTTGGCAAATTTAATCTTGTTGTAATCCCTGTTTGCCTTCCTTGCTGCCTGAATATAATTCGTGATGCCAACAATTTCCAGTTTCTTCGGTTTAACTGCTGAACGATCTTCTGGTAGGAAGTAAGTTTCTTGTATCCAATCCTTTGCTGGATTAACCCAAACCAATTCAACACCATCATTGTTTCGTGATTTATTCATATTTCGCGTGTACTTCTCACCATCAGGTATCTTTGAACGATGTGTGTAAAGTGCTGTTGGCAATTTGTCAACTGATTCAAATACACCACGCACAATATTACCTTCTCTGTATGCAGTGGAATTAATTGCTGTGAACAATAATTTTGTGTATTCTTCAAATGTGATTTCTGATGAGTCAAGGATGTAATTGAATTGTGTGCAAAAAGTATCCCCAAAGTAATCAATGATTTCTTGTTCCATTGCCAGTAAACCATCTGCATCTAAATCAGTTAAAGGTCTGTTTCCCATCACTGGATCGATAAAATCTTTGATATAAGATTGCACAGCAGAAGTTGGATTTATTGACAAAACCGTATCGAAAACACCACCACCTAAATACTTGTACAATTTTTCAGTGGCAACACAATTCAATTCACGATCTTTTGACAAATTTGATATATTTGCTTTACTTCTTGTGAACATTGTTGTTACATTTCCAAAATGCGGTTGTGTGATTGTTTTATATCCATACATTACATCAAGAATTGAGGTTGAAACACCGTCTGCAACATCAGTTGTTTCTTTGTCGACTTTGATTCTAAAGCGAGTTGGTGTTGCAAAATCATATTTGAATGTTGCACCGGTGTCATTCCTTGTGGCAAGAGATATAGTGAATGTGGAATTGTACACATTAGCTTGGAATACACCAAATTCATCGAGTGTATCAATGACAATTCTGTAAACAACTTCACCTGCAACATCTGGACCACCGGACACAGGTTTAAATAACCCATTTGGTAGTCTGATGTTTGCCACTGCTGTTTCAAACAAATCTTGTGTGAAATCTGTACTGACATTTCGAATTGATGTTTCTTTTGTTCTCACATATATCGGTCCATAATGCCCCCACACATTTACTGATGGATCTGGTGTCGGAATAGACATCTCAAACGTCACTTCATAAGTACGTGGACCAGCAAGTTCAACAACATTTGTTATCACACCTTCATAAGCAACAGTTCCCATTGGGGTTGTATACGTTATAAAATCTGTGCCAGTTGGGTACCCAGCACTATTCAGCCCATACCAGCCAAAATCACTTGTTCCCCAATTTCTCATGAACTGGACATAGTTTCCCACTGCATAATCAGGGGATAAATTGAAATCATCATCGCCAGGATCAGGGTAAAATATCAATTTTGCATGTGTTGCATCAACTCTGTCGAGGTATAATGTGCTGAAACCCAAATGTGCAAGGTTTGCACTGCCAACTTCATCAGCTTTCAACAGTTCTCTTCCAGTCTCATAAGATGAATACACCGTGCGAATTGGTACATTGATTTCTGTTCCAATCAATACATCAGGTGAAGAATTGTTTGGCGAATGATATGGATTGTAAATTTCGATGTCGTTGTATGCTGTTGAGATTGATGTTTTCCCATCTTTCACATCAGTGATCTCGTAATCACCTCTGCCAACACAATAAAATCCATACTCTGTTTTCACAGAATTGAAGTATTCGTAGTAAGTTGGCGCGATGACATCAGGAATGATTTTGCATCTTCCTTTGATGTCAGGTATACGTTGAAGGGGTCTTGCACGGTTTGCCCTTGCACCCAATTGGTTTGAAGGAGATACTTCAGGTGAAAATGTATTCTGTGGTTTTGGGTCAGGCAATTGACTGATGACATAAGCAGCATATACAATCGAAACAACAGTAAGAACAATTGCTGCAACTGCCAAATCAGCTGTTGTTTCAACAACAACATATTCATCATAATTTTTTGAAAGTTCTCCAATGTTGAAAGTGATTTGATTATCGGCTTTCAATTCATGTTTGTATACTGTGAACGGAATGTCGGTCCCTTTGTATTTCTCAACAAGAAATTCTGAGATGTGACCAGGATATTCAATGATTTGTTCGACACTTGTTAACGTGTCTTCTTGCTCGAAAAGGTGGATTGTTATCATTTTTTGTCCCAATAAGTAAATTTGTGAGTTTTATTCTGATTTTTCAAGTCATCAAGTTGTTGTATCACCACACCAAGACCACTTCTTGAATGCATGACTTTATTTACCGCAATGTATATTCCTGTGTGTGCTTCTTTCTTCGATTTCATTAACACAACACAGCCAATTTCAGGTTCTGGGATTTCTTCAAGAGTGTGTTCACCTGTTGCCAATGCTCTTGAGAATGCATCAGAGACATCTTTTGGTGTATCAGCAATAAAATCAGGCAATTCAATTCCTTTGATGTGCTTGAAGTATAAGGCACACAAACCCCAGCAATTTATTCCCTCAAGTTGATGAAGATCATATCTTTTTCCGAGGTATAAATTTATGAATCCAGTGATGTTCATGTTATAATCCAAGCAGCATCGGAAAATCTGTGAAATTGTATGTTAAACCAGTTCTGAACCAGTTCAATTGTGATGCACCAATTCTCAATGTGCATCTTCCTTTTGCTTGTGTGACATCAAGAACCTCAAGTGTATATATCAAAGCTGGTTCTTCGAGATTGTCCGACAAATATTGTCTGTATACGAAAACAATGGACTCATCACTATCATAAGGAATCCTTGCCAATTCATCGTCAATGACATTATCTAGATCAGGCAAAACAAGTGTGAATGTTTGTTCAAGATCATCTCGTGTTGCCTGTTGTGTGATGCTCATTGTTGTTCCTGCGAAAGCCACATTCACTCCAGTTTCCAGTTTTGCTGTTACACCAAATGGTTCTCGTGTCAAGTAATATGTTTTTGACATTTGTGAATGAGACAATTCAATGGTTTCGATGGTATACTTTCCACGTGGATAATTCACCAACAATTCTTTCAATTCGTCTAAAGCACTCATATCATTTGCACCAATACTAAGTCTGCAATTGCATCAATAAATTCTTCTGAACCATCTCCGTACACACCATACACAGTTGATAGTGAACCATCAGCATCTTGTGAAGGTGTACGTTCGGCAAGCATTTGACACGTGATAATCCAACGCGGGTCACCTGAACCATCAAAGTTCATTGTGTTTGGTAATATAACCACTGTATGATCTTCAAGTCCATTGCCCGAATCAAGAACCATTATGAACTTATCAGCGCCAGCATTGATTCTTCCATAGAAGAAGTCTGTGATTACCGACCTGATAACACGATCACCAACAAAAACAATATTAAAAAGAACAGGGGCATATTTAAAATCTCTCACTTGTATTGACGCACCACCAAGTGTTTCAATTGCCACAATGTTCTCAGGTGTGCCAAATGAATAACCTTGTGATGTCACCGGTTTTATTGAATCTGGAAATCTTTCCATTATACTCTCCTATTCGAATTTCTGGTTTTGTCAAAGTTCTTGTTGAACTGACTTGATGGTTGCAACACTTCACTCTTCAATGTTTCTTTGACAATCAACATAACATCGTTCACACCAATTTGTCTTTGTTCGACTTTATCAATTCTGCCACTGGTGTTGTTGACAATGGTTATATTTGGCATTTGTCTACCCATCATACCCATAGTGTCACTTGTTGATGCAATACGTGAATTGCTGTTTGGCATAACAAGTTCAGGTCCTTTCTCACCAACAAGGTAAGGTTTCCCTTTGTTCATCATACCACCTTGCGATCTTGGAGGTGTCCATTCCATTCCGGCAATTGTACCAATCATATTTGCACCGGCACCAACCAACGCAGCATAATTTGCCAATTTAGTCGGGAGATCAATTGATGTCGGTGATGCCAACACTTGAGCACCTGCAGCCGCAACAGATAAACCTGCTGATGCCAATGCCAATGATTTACCAATTCTCCATGATCTCACCATTGAATCTGTGTCTTTCTTACCTGCTTTTTCACGTGCATCATGCATACGAGAATACATGGAATCGAATGCACCTGATACAGCAGACGACATTGA